TGTTTAGTTTATACATTTTACTTTTGGTAATTTACTATCGGCTGAACTGACACATGCGGTTGATATACAGACTTTTGGTTCAGTGAATATTGTAAAGTTATCTAGTGTACCAATTGGTTGATCCATACAACTATAGCTACGTTTAACTTCATTCTCTCTAATTACTATACCCTGATAACCACTATTGCACATCCATCCTTTAAAGTTGTTGAATCCAAAACTATTAAAGCGTTCAGCTTGATCCAGATACCATACTTTGTTAGTATCATCTATTAACTTAACTTGATATAGGTCTTGTTGATTTAGTTGTTGTGGGAACCCTGTACGCATACGATATAGCATGTCATCAGTATATCCATCAACTACTCTGCTAGCTGTAGGGTCACTTTGAGGCTTTAGTGTAACGTTGATACCCCTATCATTAAATCGTTTGCATCTATCATATAGTTGTTCAAACTGTTCAGGAACCATAACTTGATTAATTGTTACGAACACCTGGTTATTCATTAAGAATAATATCTTATCACCAAACTCTACTTCATCTGCAAACTCATGGTGAAAGCTAGCAGTAATACTACGGCGTTGCATGTATTTTGTATTCTCTAACCATCGTTCCCACCATTTGATACCGGGACTTAAGTTAGTAGTCATGTGAATACTTTGATAATCTTCAACGCCCAAGTGTGCTACAAGTTCATTCAATTGCTTATAAGCGGTAGGTTCACCGCCACTTAAGCTCCAATGAAACTTAGTGAATCCGTTATGTCTTGCTTGTTTTTTGATACTATCAATAGCTCTAGTATAGACTTCAAACTCTTTATAGTCTGGTGTTTGACTGTTAGCATAGGGCCAGCAATAGCTACAACTATAGTTACAGAATCTACCTAATATCCAACTGATACTGAATAGGTTAGAATCAAGCATTGTAGCCTGACCAAACTTAACTATTCGTTCAAATGGTATATCAGTGAAATCTGTCATACTGTTCCTTCATCCACACAAAGTCATTTATCTTTTGTAGCATATTCATATTATGTCTATGCTGTTCACCGTACTCACGTCCTTTGATAGCACCATCGATTGCATAACTGTCAGTACCCGTTGTACACCATATGTCTAATCGTTTCTTTGTTTCGTCATCAATTTGTCCGGGTATGACCTGACTACTTAGTTTAGTACATTCTCTGAATGCCGATCTCCATGTATTGAATGGGTCAGTATTAAATTGTGTTATGTTACTAACAACCATTATGGGTTCATAGTTCTTACATATGCTTGTAGTCATATCAGGTCTGTCTGTATTCATTCTCACCGTTGCTGTTCTGGGTAATAGTTTTACTCCACCATATCCATATACCAAGTCATTGACTGGATTCTTTGCTCTCCAAACACGTGTACATAAGTTATCATAGAAAGGTACAACATAGTCAAACTTAAAATCATCTACAATTTCAGCATCACCATCAACTACCCAAAAGTAATCAGTATCACACAGTTTTGCCGCTTCTATGTGTGCATTGTGTATTCCCTTGACTCCATGTATGCGTTTAGCTCTAGGGAATCTTGTTAACAAAAGTTTGTAGTTTTTGTCACAATTGAGTTCATTATAGCTAATGAATACAATGTCATATGGTTTGTTGTCAGGACAGCGTAATATAGGTTTTACTTGTTCCTTGTACAGTTTGCTATCTCCATTGCTGTATACGTTTTTTATTCTACGGTCGTTTGTTTTTACACGAATTAGTTGACCAATTCTGTTACATTCTGTTTCTAATCTATCTCTAAATTTTGAATCGCTAAACGTAAGGTCATAGAACATATTATCTATATAGTTAAAGTCATGTAGATTTTTCAAGTCGAAGTTAAGTAATGCTTGCCAGCATCCAAAACGTGCCCCGTGTATAGCCCACAATCCGTTAGTAACATCACTGCCTATGTGCATCCAGTTCCATAGTCTATCAAAGTTACGCCAGTCGATTTCCTCTAGACTAGATACAACTAATCCATTCCTCATACATAGTTTAACACCTTCACGGAATCCAGCACGCCACGCTTGTAATGGGCTACCGTTGTTAATAACACAGCTACCTAGAGTGTTAACCTGCAGATAGTTACCAAAGTCAAAGTCTACTAATGTAGTATTACTATTTGTATTTTCATGGGTACGCATTTCTTTTAGTAGAGTAACGGGCCATGATTTGATACTACCGTTTCCATATTGTAGTCCGTTGATATGATTTCTAGTACTAAAGCTAACAACTTTACAATTAAAGTCATCTATGTTATACTCGTTTGTAAAGAAGTCAGACCGCACATAGTTATCACCGTCGATGATGTTAACACGATCACCTGTACATAGTTCAGCTACTTTTTTGTGTGCAGTATCAGATCCCTTGACTCCGTGTACTCTTTTAGCAGTTGGACATAGTTCTAATAGACGTTTGTAATTACTTTCGCAATTTGGTTCGTCATAGCTAAGGAAGACGGTTTCGTAGTTAGTAGGTATGAATAGCATGAAATATTTAGTGACTGTTGTTGTAGCTGTATAACTATTTGGGTAAACTAAAGGTTGACGTTTAATCAATAGTCTGTTATACTTCAGCATGAATTGAAAAAGTGCAATTTAGCACTAATTTACAACCAGGACTAAATAAAAGACTATGATGAATAAAACTTGTAAATCGCTGAAGCATATGGGACAATGGCAGTCAATCGCCACAGTATCCTTTGCACCAGTATATCCAACAAGTATTCGCGGCAATGATTCACTAGAGTATAGCCCGGGGACTAGGTAACAAGTTAACATCATAACGACATTATCAAGACCCTGGGAATCGAAAGACTCTCAGGGTTTTTTGTTAGCGTTGTAAAAATACAACAAAAGGAAATTTGACAATAAATGGACAAAGAGATACAATACAAAACTTCTGAAGACAAACGAGATTGGTTTAGCAATCATGTTTTGACAAAGGAAGATTTAGCACAGTTGATACAGAATAAAATCGACCGTGCTAGGATCTATCATATGGCTACTAAGAAAGCTAACGAGCAGACTGGTATCACTTGATAGACAGCGTGAACAGGCAACGAGAGCCGTGATACAGCGCAAAATGTATAGAATGGGCGGACAGTATATATGAAATTTGTGGCGATAACACAAAGAGTAAGACTACTGGGTAGGGTATAACCCTATCGTGTCGTGTAGAGATACACGGCATTCTAAAACATACTTTGAGTTAGGGAGGCGTTAAGTGAAATCCCCAAAGTATGTTTTAGAATGCGACCGTAACTCAGTGGATTAGAGTACCTGTCTACGAAACAGGGAGTCGGAGGTTCAAGTCCTTCCGGTCGCACCAATATATGGAAGCATAACTCAGTTGGCTAGAGTATCGGACTTTTAATCCGAGAGTCGTGGGTTCGAATCCCACTGCTTCTACCATATTATGGAAACGTGGCAGAGTCAGGTTTATAGCATCAAAATGTCAAATTATTGCTATAAAGCATAAATAAGAGTAAGGAAACTATTATGAACTGCCCACATTGTAACAGAGAAATAAATAACAAAGGATCGCTAAAAGCACATGAAATGTCATGTCATAGTAATCCAAATAAAATTAAACACAAGCATTCAGCTAAAGCAGGAGCACAAAAAGGACATATTGCTTGGAATACAGGTAAAAAATTAGGGCGTCATGCTAAATGGGATATATTATATCCCGATGCAGAGGTGTTTTGTGAAAATTCTACATATGCACGGCATAGTATTAAAGCAAGAATAAAATCAAAAAACTTAATAGAGTACAAATGTGCTTGCTGTAATATAGGACCTGAATGGCAAGATAAACCAATGCCGTTAATACTTGACCATATTAACGGGATTAATAATGACAATCGTTTAGAAAATTTAAGATTTGTGTGTAGTAATTGCGATTCGCAACTCCCTACATATAAGTCTAAAAATAGAAACAATGGAAGATAGGCTGCATGGCGCGGACACGGTCTTGAAAACCGTCCCACTTATGATGAATAGGTGACAGTTCGATTCTGTTATCTTCCTCCACCGTTTCCACCATGGTGCTTGTCGTCAAGCGGTTAAGACCTCGGATTGTGATTCCGATATACGTGGGTTCGAATCCCATCAAGCACCCCAAGTAATGCCCCTGTAGACAAATAGGAAAAGTCGGTTCTTCAAGAGAGAGCGCCAGTTGTCGGTTCAAACCCGATCAGGGGTACCAGGATGTATAGCACAGCGGTAGTGCA